CCAACTTACCTTCATCACTGATCCCTCTTTCTCTGATGTTGAGTCTCCTTGCGACTCCTTGGCTCCCCGTCAAGTTTGCGCTCCTAGAAACGCTCTTCCTGAGACCACCCTTTACGTGCCTCTCCAATTCTGGTTTTGCACCAACCCCGGTCTTGCTCTCCCCTTGATTGCTCTCCAATACCACGAGGTCAAGATCAACCTTGATATCCGCCCGATTGATGAGTGCTTGTGGGCTGTCACCACATTGAACTGCAACACAAATCCTTATGGTGGTGCTGCTGGTCAATACACAGTTGGTCGCCCTGTTCCCGCCACCATCGCTTACAATCAATCTTTGGTTGCCGCCTCTTTGTATGTTGACTATGTCTTCCTTGATACCGATGAGAGACGAAGAATGGCACAAAACCCCCACGAGTACTTGATCACTCAACTCCAATTCACTGGTGATGAGTCTGTTGGTTCTTCTTCCAACAAGATCAAGCTCAACTTTAACCACCCCGTTAAAGAGCTCATATGGGTTGTCCAACCTGATCAGAACGTCGACTATTGCTCGTCTTTGACTTGCGATGCTCTCCTCTTCAAGGTCCTCGGTGCCCAACCTTTCAACTACACTGATGCCATCGATGCTCTCCCCAACGCTATCCACGCTTTCGGAGGTCCCGCTTCGATTGCTGCTGACTCCAACGCCTACATTGATGCTCGTGGTTTGTTCCAAGATGCCGGTGCTCTTGACTACATTCCTTCCGCTGGTTTCACTGGATACTGGCACGGTCCCTCCAATCCTTACAACGAGGCCAATCTTGGAGGTAACGCTATCCCATTGAACACCACTGGTCTCCCTGCTTCCATCATCGCGTCTCTTCAAGAGTCTGGATCTCACAAGGATAACTCTGGTGTCTCTGATGCCGGTACCTTTGTCCTCTCTGAGACCTCTTTGGACATGCATTGCTGGGGACAGAACCCCGTCGTCACCGCTAAGCTCCAACTTAACGGCCAAGATCGCTTCTCTGAGCGTGAAGGTTCTTACTTCTCTTGGGTCCAACCTTACCAAGCACACACCAGATGCCCTGATGAGGGTATCAATGTGTACTCGTTTGCTCTCAGACCTGAGGAACACCAACCCAGCGGCACGTGCAACTTCTCCAGAATTGATAATGCTACACTCCAACTTGTGCTCTCCAACGCAACTGTTGAGGGAACCAAGACTGCCAAGGTCCGTGTCTATGCCACCAATTACAACGTGTTGAGAATTATGTCCGGTATGGGAGGGTTAGCATACTCAAATTGAGCGAACTGTTACGATTTATCGTCACATTATCTTTTACATATTTTAATAATTAAATTTTCGGTTTTTAATTATTAAAGCAAAACACAATATAAAGATATAACTATAATATAACTTATAAAATGAGCGTAGATATAGTAAACCTTATTGATAACAATCCAATTACCAAATTTTCTGGTAATTATCAAAGCAAATTAGTTGAAAAAGTTAAAAATAACTTTAATAATTATGAACAACAGCTATTTTTATCCAGTTTTTATTGTTATTTAAAGTATGATTCAAAAAATGATTTTGTTATTGATTTAGATAATATTTGGCAATGGTTAGATTTTAGTTCTAAATTTAACGCAAAAAGATTATTAGAAGGTAGTTTTAAAATAGATGTAGATTATAAAAAATCGCTTCTCCAAACGGAGAAGCAAACAACTTCGAGTAAAGGAGGTCATAATAAAGAAACGTTTATGTTAAACATCAAAACATTTAAATTATTTTGCATAAAATCTGGAACAAAAAAAGCAAATGAAATTCACGAATATTTTATTAAATTAGAAGAAATTTTACAAGAAGTACTAATAGAAGAAAGTAATGAATTAAAACAACAACTATTACAAGTAGAAGACCAAAAAGCAAAAGAATATGAATTAAAACTAGAGAAACAAAAAATTCTTGAAAGAGAGAAAATATTATTAAAAGAATACGCAACAATTGGTTCAATTGTCTACATAATAAAAGTCAAAACATTTGAAAATAAACAATATATAATAAAACTAGGAGAGAGTCGCAGAGGTGTAATTGATAGATACAAGGAACACAAATCAAAATACGAAGAATGTCTGTTATTGGATTGCTTTTGCGTCAACAAAAGCAAAGATTTTGAGAGTTTTTTACACAATCACGAAACTATTCGAGGTAATCGCGTTACCGATTTAAAAGGTCATGAATCTGAATTAGAATTGTTTTTAATTGGTAAAGTTCTCTCTTACAAAACATTATTAGATATTATAAATAATAATGTTAAATATTTTAATAATAACGACACTAGTAAAATAGAATTAGAAAACGAACAATTAAAATTAATGCTTGAAATGAAAAACACAAATAATGATAATTTATTAATACAAGAATTAATTACAACTGTGAAACAAATGTCTTGTAAAATAGACAACCTAGAAAAGTCAAATAAAGAATTATTAGATAAATTTTGTAAAAATCAAACCAAAGTGGTAACTGGTTTTAATGAACCGCTCGTAACACTTGGTCCTCGTTTACAACAAATACACCCTGAAACATTAGAGTTAGTCAAAGTATATGAAAGTGTTTCAGAATTAATGAAAGAAGACAATCATATCAAGAGACCAAGCATTAATAAAGTGGTTGTTGAAAATACAGTTTATAATGGTTTCAGATGGACTTTAGTTGATAGACAATTAGACGCAAATGTAATTTATAATTTAAAACCAACAAACCCAACACAAGTACAAATCACAGGATACATTGCAAAACTAAATGCCGAAAGGACAGAAATAGTAAATGTTTATCTAGATAAAAAAACAGCGGCACATTTTAATGATTACACATCCGCGTCAACTTTAGATATGCCTGTAAAAAATTTTACGCTAACAAAGGGTCATTATTATAAATTATATAATGAATGCGATACTATTTTAAAAAATAATTTTGTTGAAAAAAATGGTGAACCAATACTATATAAAAATGGCGTTGGTCAATATGACACAAGTAATAATATGGTTAAGGAATTTGTTTGTAAATATGATTGTATAAAGCAATTAAAAATGAGTGACAAAACATTGGCAAAAGCACTTGAGAAAAATATTCAATACAACGGTTTTCATTTTAAGAATTTAGAAAGCAAACTTAAAATGCTTTAAGAAACGCAAAAAATAATAAAATAAATAAAATTGATTATTTTTTACAAAAACTGTAGAAAGCATAAATACTAAAATATTATAACGAACAAATCGAAAATGTCAATTACTTTCAGAACAATTATAGTTTATATTGTATGCCTATCATACGTGCTAGGTTGTTTATCTAAAAAACACGATGTTCATGTAGTATTGGGTTCTGCCGATGAAAATATTCTAGGAGAGAGAATTCGCAAAGCTATGCAATATATTAACTCATCAGATAGTCCAAATATTTTATTCATTTCAGGCGGTGTAAAGGATGCGTTTGTTGACACAAATGAAATGACAGAAGCGTCCAAAGCAGCGAATATGATAGAAAATGTAGAAATCGATTCGTTTCAAATTGTGCTCGAAGAAAAAGCAACCAATACAGCAGAGAATTTTGCATATTTGAAACAATGGGTAAATCGTAATTTCTCACAAGACAATTTACCGGATATAGTTATCACAACATCCGACTTTCACAAAAATCGCGCCGAACAAATATTCCATGGTATAATTCCAGATATTGTTCCAAAATGGAACTTAAGCAAAAGTGCCTGTATACATTGTTGGGGTGATGAAGTTATTCATATGAAAAATGTTAAAGCAGACATACACAAAGCTATACATATTTTAGTAAACAAATAAAATTGATAATAAAAACAAACATAAATAAATAGTATAAAAATAAAATAATAAATAATAAAATAAAATGAGTAACTTTCAAACAGAAAGAATTGACCTATATTTTAAGCAAGTTTATACTTGTAAAACCAAGACCTACAGTGTAAATTATGACTCCACAATAGCGCAACTTTATGAATTTATAACTACCAAAGCATATAGTGATGATTTTGGAATTGACACAAATTATAAGATTGCAATAGTTGAAGCAGGACAATTTGATAATGTAAACGGACATGACGCTGAATTGGCGCCTGCTTTAAACAAAAATAGTGATATAACCTTACGAGAAAAATATGGCGACAATATAAAAAATATTGCGTTTTATATTAGACCAAAACTATTTATAAATATTCCAGTTATACTAGAAATTACATATGAAGACATGATTATACTAGCACCTAGAACCTAATATACCTTTAAAAAAGGTAT